TGCTGCATCTTCAAAAGTTCTAGCTGCGCCTTGGCGCGCTGCTCAGGATCAGGGAATAGCTTATCAATTAGCTTCCCGCCGATGGCGAAAATACTGGTTATCGTAATCGGGTCCATTATTTGCACTCCGGATATGTCGCAAAAGGTAGCTGAAAATGCGGACCATCTTTGAAACTTCGCCAGTCCCCGCCCCACTCAATCGTCACGTTTTCAAGACGCGCTGCCTCTTTCATGGCCGCAGCAAGCTTGTGGTAAAGCGGCCAATCCCATCGAACCTCGCCATCAATGCGAGCCGCTAAGTCAATCGCATGCCCGGTCAAGTGGCGAGAACGCAGCGTTTTAGACGCGCCGGCTGCTTTGAGTTGCTTCTGCCGGTCAAGCGTGCGTAGCCCTTCTGTAACGATGAAATCAATTGGCGTGATGGTCGCAGCGCGATAGACAATGCGCATTAGATCAACATGCACGCCGGTCATTCGGGCCGATGATCTAGGGTCGATAATCATTTGATATGATCCTTGGCCCAAGTCCAGAGCGCCCACAGGATGCCGGCAGCACTGGCCATCATCGGTATCAGGATTTTTGAGCCTTTCCATAGAGCAACAAGTTCTTCAAGCGCCGGCTTCATGGTTTCCTGCGCCGTAACCTTGTCGCGGATTTCTAGAAGCATGGCGTCTTGGGCATCCATTCGTCGGTGGATGTTGCTGATTAGGTCGTGGTCAGTCATGTATGCTACCCAATAAACGTAATATTGACCGTCACAGCCCCGCCTCGATTGTTTTCGAGGTAGATTTTCCCATCCGTATGCGATGAAACTGTGAAGTTTGATCCACCGAGCACACCAGTCAAAGCCCCGGTTGTCACTGCGAAATTGGAAACCGCGTTGCCCATATTCACGATCTGTGGTGTTGCATCGGCGCGGAAACTGACCAGCGCTCGGAGCAGCGAAGTCGGGGAAGAAATCGCAAGAATTCCCTGTGGGCTTTTCGGGGTGAATGAAGTGGCCGCTGTATTTGAGATCGTGAATGACTCGCGCCGGTAGCCGTCTGCCTCCATCGTTTGGCCGGCCAGCAACACACCTGCACCCGAAGCCGCAAACGTATTGAAGCCATCATAAATAGAATCAGATGTGCCACTAATCACTTTGCCAGGAGTCGCAGCGCTGCGAATCTGGCAGTAAAGCCCAGTCATCCCATTCATGTTTGACGACATGAATCCAGTCGATACCGTGTCTGGGAAAATATTCAGTAGCGTACCGGTCAGGTTCGCGTTTGTGATGTTCGCCTGCTTATCAAGCACGTAGGTTGCTGTTCCGTAGTGGCGCAGACCATCCACATCAAATCGGAAGACATTTTCAGGAATCCCGTCGGGGCTTCCGTCCTCACCAATAGCACGTGCGATGTTTATCTTAATTAAACTATCGCAATCACCATGATACTCAATATTGCTGAGCGTGATATTCCTACCCCATCCCCACACAACTGCGCCGATTGGGCCAGATAGACCTGAGCCGACAACCGTACCACTTGAAGGCCAAGATGCCGGGTAACTTGCCGAGTTGTAGCCTTTTACGTTGCTGATATGGACGTTTTGCGCTTCACCTAAAACAATAGCACCGGACTTTTGAAAATTAGACCCTACCGGACGATTTGGAGCATGTCCGCAGTTGTAGAACGTCACGCCGTCAATAATTACCATCGAATCAGCAGCGTCGCCGTCTGGATCAGCAGCAGCGTTAATACCGAGAACAGCAACAGCAGCTTCGCAATTCTTGGCGATGACATTGCTGACGATGATTCGAGATGCCTCATTTGCTGCGCCATCCTTGCCCTGTACAAAAACAGCACAACCGCAATTTTCAGCCGACAGGTTGGTAATCATTGAGTCCGTAACGCCGGATTCAAAATTAATCGCTTTCCCTCCTGCACCACCTACTGACCAAGAGAACGCGAAGTTTTTGATGTAGCCGCCATTGACCCGGAAGAACGAAGCCCCATTTGCGAAGCCCATCGCATTAGAGTTACCTAGAGCATCTGTTGGCAACCACTGGCCGTCGAATTGTGGGTTATCAATAAATACATTCGACTGCACCGGGGCATCGGCTACATTTGTTAAAACGCCACCGTAGGCATTCCATGCAGTCGGGCAAATCCAAGCGTCGTTGTCGAATTCAATGTGCAGATTTGAGCGGGTTTTCAGAACGCCAACTACGCGATAATTCCCGCCGGTAATCCGCAGTTTGACCTTGTTGGCGGAGGCGTAATCAATCGCCAGTTGAATCGCTGCGGTGTCGTCTGTGCCGGTTGTCCCGTTCCAGTCGCCAACTGCGCCAAATCTCGGGTCTTTCACCGTGATTGTTTTGCTATCCAGGTAGCGCAAGTGTGTCTGCAACTCAGTAGCAGCGGCGCTGGTTGGAAGATAGCCAATTAGTGCAGACCCTCCGCTTGCGCCTATCGAATTTATCTCTTGCGCCATCGCCAGAATGGCCGGGCGCGCTAATTTGATCTTGTCCGAGCCGGAATCAAGATATGTTGTATCAATGGTCATAGCGGCCTTATGAGTAAATGACGAACTGAGCGCGGTACATCGCCGGATTTGTTCCGGAAACTGTCCAGCGCGTTTTGATATAGCGGAAAGAGAAAGCCGAGCTTGGCACAGCGGCCCATGCCGAATAGCTCACGCCGTCGCTGCTGGTGCTGACCTCAGAAACGGTAGAGCCGGAAACCAGCGAATTAAGTCGAACCGTGCGGGATGCGATAGAACCTAGATCAACTGCCGGATGCTCATAAACGATGGTTGGCGCTGTGTTATTCCATGTTTCAGCGGTGCTGTCCCACGAGTAATCAGCGCCATCCCATGTGAGCGTGCCGGTATTTTCCAGATTCGGCCCAACGATCTCGCAATCTGTTTTAGTGCCAGGCCAGCGCAATTCGTGAGGCAGGACAAAGCGTTCCACCGTGCCGAACGCATCCCCGTCCAAAACTTCCGTGATGTAATGTGGGACTACTGACATGAGGCCGCTGGTATCCACCGCCCGAATCGCAAACGTGTAGGTGTCGTCGTTTTTTGGCTCGGTGTTTTCGTGGCTATTGGCCCGGTGATCCTTGGCAAACAGTGGAATCATTTCATCCCACGGCATCTCTACCGTTCCAAGGCAGAAGCGCACCTCAAAGGCAAACAGATCAACCGGGCGGGCGGCCATCTCCCAAAAGAATTGCTTAATGTTCCCCGGCTGCTCGATCAGCTTGAATTGTTCGACGTAGGGCGGCGGGTTGGTTTTGCCGGACACATAAACGTCAGGCAGATCAAGCCACGGCCCGACCCGGCCATCTGATCCAAGAAAACGCAGACGCAGGTCGTAGGTTTGCTTTTCTTCGACCGGAATTGAGATTGACCCGGACTTGACTGACACGGCTGGAAGCGGCTTGTATGGCACGCCGGAAGCAACCGTGGCATCAAAACGATACTGCGCCTCTATCTTGTCCACGTTTTCATTGAGCGGTGCAATGACTCCAGACGCATCTCCTTGCGACGATGAGAACTTAATCAGGATGTTGGCCTGGAAGACTGTCCCGACCTGAATCAATGCCTTTTCATCCGTCGTGATCAGTTCCACAATCGGCTTCTGCGAAAGCTCTGAGCGCATCAACAGCGGCGGCTCGGTGATATTGCTTTCCCACGTCCCGAATGGCTTGTTTTCAGCATCGAACAGCGCCGGCGCGTAATCGACTAGCGTCAAGCGGGCTTGAAAGTTGCCAATAGGCTCAACGTGTTTTACCAGGCAATCCACCGCCTCTGAATTCAATTCGCCGAACATGAACAAATCACCCTCGGCCGGCTTGGTCGTCGTCACTGGCAACGTGAAATTCAGCGTCGTGAAAACACCCGTCGACCCGGTTATGGTCGCCGTGTTGGTTTCGTTCGCGACGGTTCGCCAGCGCATCGTGTAATTTTTGCCGGCGGTCATTTGAACCGTCTCGTCAATCACCACGCCGGTTACATCGCCAATCACGGATTTAATACGGCCCGATCCTAAGCCCCACATCGGCACGTCATGATTGCTTTTTACCCGGTCGCCGCGAGTGGCGATTAGCCCCTCGATCTCGGTGTATTTGTAATACTCTTCCGGTCTGAGAATCAGTTGCTCAAGATGGAAACGGGCCAACTTGAAGATCGGGCCGGGGTTGGCTGCGGTTCCAGCATCAGTAACGCCGGGTAGCTCTATAGCCTCTAAAAGAGTGGCGTTATCGGCGTTGTAGCCGTCGTTATAAACAATAAACTCGTCAGGCTGTCCGTGCCTGTTACGGTTCAGGAAATTGACTCTCAGCCCATGCGGCAGTTTCGGCAGCAGGCGCGAACCTTCAAAGCCCCACGAATTGTGCGCGGTGAAATGCTGCGCAATCTTGGTCTTTGGCTCATCTATGACTACCGACCATTTGCCGTCAAGATTAGACGGCGATGCCCGACCAGCCGCCGCAATGTCCGCTAGAACGTCAGGCAATGGCCGTTGGCCGGTTAGTACGTTTTCGTAAATGAATCCTTTCGATTCGCAGAATTCGTACCAATGGCCTAGCTGATCGAAATCAATCTCTGCATCCGGCACCGGGCGGGCGCTTGCAGGGTGTTGCAGCACAAGCAAATAAAGGCTCGCTGGATTGTTTCGGCGCTGCGCCGGGGTTGGCGCAACCCAAGCAACTCCATTCCATTGCAGTTGCCGAGTTGCCAGCGTTGCCGTGATCCCGTCCAGCGTCCCGTTAATCTGGTTCGTCGCCCGAATCCGTAGCGCAGTCATGGCCATCGGTTTTGGAGGATTGATTGGGCGGCGGTTTTGTACCTCTTCGGTCAGCATCATCCAATACACTTGATCGGATACTCGGTCAGCAACGCCAGAATGTCCGGTCAATGACGTCGTTGTGCGGCGAACCCTGACCTCGTACTGCCCAGGCTCGGTATGCACATCAAGAACGATTTCGCTATCGAACGAATCATTATTGGCGTTGGAATAGACGTTGGCGCCGGCTGAAATACCCGAGGCTACGGTGAATTGCTTATAGCTCTCAGTGACCGTGGTCGAAAGCCAAACCAGCCCTGTCCATTCCTTGATGACGCGGCTAGTCGTGATCGTGCGGAAAGTCACCCCGAAGCCGGTATAGAGCGCGGTGTTATGCGATGAGATCAGCGCGCCATTCTGGATTTTGCGGATGAGGATTTCCCCGGGCGCCACCGTGGGCCATGTGGCCTGAATGATGCCAGCCGCTTGAATGCTCCAGCCGCCCGTATTGGTCTTGACCGACAACACCGAACCCCGCAAAACGACGATGGATTTCATATCCAAGCCGGTTTTATCGCTGGATTTATTCCAGCCGACACCGGGAATATTCGCCCAATTGTCTTTGAAGCTTTCCGACACCGGCACCCAAACGCCCAAAGCATTGAAGTAACCAATGCGGCGATATTCAAAAACGACCGTCACTGTCTCGGTCTGCTTTAAGCCGGTATCGTCATCAATCCGCACGAGCCCCTGCGGAAAACTGAGCAGAACACGCAGCCGGGTGCAAGCCGTCTCGCTGGTCGTGCGCTCGGCAAAGGTGGTATCAAGTTCAACCTCGGGTGACTGCTGGTGAATATCGCTGCCATAGACATTCAGCAACGCCGCGACTTCTGGATTTGCCCAGTCTAGTTTTCCGTCGACATATTCATCCGCATCGCCATTCAGCGTGATGGCGTCGATGTCCTGGTAATCCGTGAGCGGTGTTGATCCAACGCGCAAGCTATGCACGTCAAGCGGCCCGTATCCCCACACAATAATGATGTGCAGGAAACGGTCAGTCCCATTGCTGCTGATATAGCTATTGGCCCCGAGCGGGCCAGTGAAATCGTGATGACCGAGGACAATCGGAAACGCGGCATACGGCGCGGCCTGATTCTGCCCGCCGGCCAGCATGTACTGCGGCTTGTAGGACGTGCTTTTATCGTCTGATCCAAGCTGCGGCGGGCGAATCGGGGCGATGGCATTGACCAGGGCTGTGCCGGCCATCGTGACGGCCATGCCTGCCATTGCGCCCATCGCGCCAGCGGCAGCAGCGCTATAACCACCACCAGCGGCGGTTTGCAGATACGTCGAAGCGCCAGCCGTTGCCCACGCAGCCACCACCATGACCGCAATGGTCAGGATCATCCGCAAGCCGCCGCCTTCTTTACCGGGAAGCATCCTGAATTCAACCCGGTCGCCATCGACCAGAATGCGCAGCGGCCAATCTTCTAGTGCCACGCGACGGCCATTCACAAACGCAATCCCGTATTGAACGAGATCGTCAGGCACGCCAGCGGTCGCACAATGCCCGTAAATCACAGAGGCGAGCGAACAGCCCGCCGTGGCCTCGCTATCAATCCGCGCCATGCGTAAAGGATGCGGGCAGCCGCTTACGACAACGCCAGAAGCTCTTGGCGAGTAGCGATAAAAGCCCTCAATCCGATCGGCCCACAGCCGCGAACGGTAGCGATCAACCACCGAATCATTGCCAGCTCGAACGTGGATGAAATCACCCGGTGCTGTGACAATGCCAACGTGCATCGGATTGCCCTTGATGCGCAGGCGCACCATGTCACCGGGCTCAGGATTTCGCACGCGCTCCCAGTCTTCCATTTGCGCCGCAGCGTAATCGGCTAAGTCCTCGTCACTGGTCGTGTCGCGATTGACGCCGTCGTGACCGGGCAGCTTAATGCTAAATTCCCGGTCATAGACCAGCCGCACCAAGCCCCAGCAATCGACGCCGGAAACCTCGCCATCAACATCCCGACCACCGGCTAGATAGCGCAGGCCAACGTATTTATTTGCATCAAAGTTGCCGGTCATTAGAATAGTCCCGGGCAATAAGATGGCGTCATCGTGTGGCAGGGGAAAGGTTCGCCCATGCGCGTATCGACTGAGAGATGGCCCGTCACTTGATCCTTGTCATAGGAAATTCCGCCTAATTCGAGATTGTCGATTGTGATTTCAGGAAGGCAGACTTCCTCCCCGTTTGACGCTTCGGTTGCGCCTTGCATGACGACTTGGATGCGTACCGTGGGCGGCGCCGTCAATGTGCGAATAAGCGGCGTGATAAGCCCGGTGGCGTTGTAAATGGTTAGCGTCGATTTCGCCCCGTCTGCCCCATCATCGGAGGGCATGGGGAAATTAAACGGCAGGAAAATATGGTCAATGCCTTCGGAAGTCAGGCCATAAACAACTTCGTCGTCAGTCGTGAGCGCGGAAAGGCGCTTGGTATAGCCATCGCACAAATAGATTGGCTCGGCCAGATTCGCACCGCTGATTTTCAACAGCGTGATGATGTTTTCCGGGCTATCAGGCGTGAAAAACGCACGCAGCATCCTGGGGGAAACGTCCCTCACGGCATCACCTCAAACGTCATTGACACTTGCCAGAGATCAGCGCTGAGTGGCGACAAGGTGTAAAACACGCCTTCACTACCTGGCACGATTCGCACCTCAACTGATACCAGCTTGCGCGGGTGAGCGAAATTGAATCGGCGCACGCCAAACAGCGTGTTTTCTACGAAATCTTCAAGGGTGACGATCTGCGCCTTGGTCATCAAAAACGTGACTTGGATCGGCTTGACTAGACGGGATAGGCGACGAGTGCGGGCCGGGCCTTTGTCCATCGGCGTGCGGATCACATTGACGCCACCGACTTCGGAAAATCCGCTTTGTAACGGGACTTGCGGTAGGCTAGTCGGCCATGTGTAAGCTGCCATGATTACCTCGATACCATTCTTGGCTGGCTAAGAGCCTTGTTTGCTGCGCTACCAGTGCGGCGCATTTCAGCGGCTACCATGTCGCCCACGGTTACTTCGATTCGCCGCCCGCCGCGCCCGTCAGGGACTTCCTTCTGCTGGACTTGCTGTCCGGAATAGTTGTTGATCTGGACGGATACGTTGCCGCCGCCACCAGACGAAACGCCAAGCCTTCCGCTTGAGTCTCTTTTGAGCGGCATGATGGCTTCAGGTCCGGCCTCTCCAAATACGCCACCTTGCGCAAACTTGAACATCTGCGGGGTGTCGTGAATCTGGCCGGAGTAGGAATGCAGCGATGGTGAGTTAAAAACCCCGCCATTTGCAAAGCCAGTATTAACACTGCTGCCAAGCGAAGCGAGTCCGGTAGCGCCGCTGGAAGAACCGGAGCTTGAAAACAAGCTTGAGAAATTGAATCCACCAATCAACCCACGGTCTTTTTTGCCATCGCCTAGCAACGCGCTCATTAACTTTGCGCTTGCCGCATCAGCCATCATCCGGCGCAGGCTGATTGCAAATTTTTCGCCCATTGATTTAGTCCCGTCGCCGAACGGGTCGAAGAGGAAATCAGCAAACGACGACTGCATATTTCTGGCGGCAGACTTAGCGAATTCGTCCATTTCACTAGTAACTTCTTCGGTTTTTTTGGCAGCAAGATCAAGCCGTGCCGTAGCAGCTTCTGAAAATTGCTGTTCGCTGATCGTGCCTTTATCAAGCGCATCAACTAGTAGCAGCATGTCGCTACGGGCTTTCTCTATCCCGGCTGATTCAGTAGCGCCAAGCATGTCATTCAGTCGCTTGGTGCTGTCTGCTGCTTTCTCTGCGGCTTGTGCCGTTTCAAATTGCGCAATTGCCGTCTGCTTCCACGATTCAGGCATATCTGCCCATTTCGCATCGCTCATAACGTCAAGCAGTGCGCTCTGGCTTTTGGTTAATTTGATCTGTGATTTTTCGGCATCGCTTGTAATCTTGTCCAGCGATTCCATAGCCTTGCCATAGGCTGTTGCCTCTGGACTTGCTTCTACCGTTTCTTTTGCGGCCTTTGGGCCTTTGGGGGTTTTTGGTGGCTTGTCATCAGATGGAGTCCGGATGACCTTTCCGCTGCCACCCGTTGGCTCTGCCTTGGTCTTTACCTTTGCAAGCTCGGTGTAGTAATCAATTTCTTTTTGCAAAGAGGCCAAACGCTCTACATCGCCTGACTTGGCGCGCCCGTTCGAGATACGAAAATCAATCTGCTCGAATTCGCTACGGACTTTGCCAAGCTCTACCGCCACGTCAACAATTTGCAGGCCGGGGATTTTCTTGTTTAGCGTGTCCCAAAATCCATTGGAATGCTTCGTGGCAATCAAGAAAGATTCTGCTGCCTCGTTAAGCCACGGTAGCAATCCGCTGGCGATTGACTTTCCGGCCGATGCGGACAGCGTTGATAGCTTGTCTAGGTTGTCGTTAAAGTCGGCAGCTTGTTTTGCTAGCTTGCCGTCTAGAATTCCCCCGAGCCTTTCGGCTTCGTCGGTCATATCCTTTAAGCCTTGCGCGCCGCCGTTGAGTAGCGGAACCATCTTGGCTCCGGACTTGCCGAACAGATCAACAGCCAGCGCTGTTTTAGCTGCGCCATCCTCAAGGCCGGCAAACTTCTCCGCAACTTCAGCGAATATCGCATCGGCGGTCTTTAGGTTGCCGGATGCGTCTTTGACGTTGATGCCCAAGTCTTTAAATAGCGCCTTGGCTTCTTTGCTCCCGCTGGCCGCATCTTGCATCTTGCCTGACAGCTTGGTCATCGCCAGCGTCATGTCGTCAAGTTCTAGGCCGCTCATCTTGCCAGCGTAGGCCAGACCGGACAGCGCCTCAGTCGTCAGGCCGATGCGCTCGGCTGATTCGGCCATCTGATCGAGCGAATTAACCAGCCCTTGGAATTGCTGCACCGCACCAGCAGCCAACAATGCGCCGAATGCAGAGCCAACAATCGCACCAACACCGGCAAACGAGGTCTTGATGCGGTTTGCCGTGGATTCTGCGGCGGTGGAAATCTTCCCGAGATCGCGCTCGAAATTAGCTAAACGGGCTTCAATATCAATTGAGAGTTTTGCAATTGCCATTATTCGCGCCCGTGAAAGTCTCTGATTGCGCCGAGTTGGGCAATCAGTAATTCGATGTTTTTAAAACCGATGATTTCTGCGACTGTGTCCAGCGCCATCCAGTCAATGCCGCCCATAAAATTCCATGCGCGAATTGCTAGATTTATTTCCGGTGATGGGGGCTTAGGCTGGAGCCCGCCCGGTAAGTCCTGCTGCTCCAGCCAGCCAGTCAGTTTTTTACTGCCTGCTCCATCTTTTCGGCATGCGCTTGATAGGCTGCGAAAATTGCCTCAACAAGCAGGCCGAGAATGTCAATGCGATCCTGTAGCCATTCGGCGCAGGCTTCGGCGTCGAATTCAAGCGGGTGCGGAGAGCCATTGCCGAGAATGGAAATCTCGGTAACGCCACGCCATCCGATTACGTAGGGGATTACCGCTCTCGCCATTTTCTGGCCGCGTAATTCCATCATTTCCACATCGGTAGGCCGGCGAACGAGGAAGAAGAAGCCATCGGCCTCAACTTCCTGTTCCCGAGCCTTGCGGATTTTGTCAGCAAGGCTCATGGTTTAGGACGCGTAGTAAGTTGGAGTGCCGTTGCATGTGATGGTGGCTTTGCAAGTTACAAGCTGCTGGGATGCACCGAGCGGGGCCAAAGCTGCACCGACATAGCCGTTGAAAACCATGATCTGGCCGCCCGTGCCGAACGTGAACATAAACGCCCGTTTTGCTTGCGCGTCGGATGCGGATTTCATCGCCTTCAATCCGGTGTCTGAAACGTCCCAGATATGATCCATGCCATAAGCTAGCGCAGACGGCAGGCCAGGCATTTGGCTGCGTTGAGCTACGTGGACGGTGGTCGTGTCGATCATGTCGAACTCGCCACCGCTGGGATTGATGTTGGTTGCGGTAGTGATCGAGGTGCCGAAGGTAAGCTTCTGAGCGGTGCCGCTCGTGAAGGTGTCGAACAGCGTAGTATCTTCGCCCTCAAGCGTGAATCCAGTGCCGGAAACTGTCTTGACGCGGAAAACCCGGTCATCAAGTTGACGCATGCCCTGAGATGACAAAACTACAAAGTCGCCATTCGCTAGGGTATTAGTCGCAGTAACGACCCCCTCGGTGGCTTTAGTAATTGCAGTTACAGTGATTGCTGTCGCTAACACCGACTGCATTGCTACTGCGACGTTAGACCATTTGCGTGCTGTTGCCATGATTTACCTTTCTACGGACGAAAAAAAACCACCCGTAGGTGGTTGATGGATTGATGTTTTTTAGTATTACGAAATGAACATGTCGAATTCGATGGTTACGGCGAATAGCCCGACCTCGTTGTCGAATCCGCTTGATCTGTCGGTAATTTGGTTGCCTGTTGATTCAATCGCCATCCTGATCTGATCCCCTACCGGCTCGACTTCTGCCCTTGTCTCGGCCCATCCAGTGATTGCTAGCCGAACGTCCTCAGCGACCAATACGCCGCCGATGGTGTAAGTTGGGCTAGTGCTGGCGCGGACAAAAACGACAGCAGGCAGCGGCGCGTTTTCCGGTAGCGCATCTGGATAGATACGTAAGCCGACAAGCGCGGTCAGGCTGGAACGACCAGATAGCGCGGCATAGAGTTGTTCTTCTGCAGTCATTTGCGGTTATTCCATTTTTCAATCGCCGGGATGACTTCACGCATGAAAACCTCGAGCGCTTCCGGCAAGGATTCGGCGGCTGGCTGAATGAACGGCTTGGCTTTCATCTTCTTTGTGCCGAATTCCTGAAATTTCCAGTAATAAGGATCGAGCGGAGATTTAGCCCCTCGGCTGCTGTTGCGTGTCTGCGTTTTGGTTTTCCACTTGACGCCAAGAATGCTGTTTTTCTGCGTCTTGAATTTCGCGCCATCGGCAGGCTTTACGTTGATGA